ACCGCCGCCGCCGCGTCATAGACGATTGTTTCCCAGTCCAGGTTCCGGATGATTTCCTCCACGCGGGCGGAATCTTCCTTTTCGCGCGGCGAAGCGTCTATCGGCGGTTCAATCCGCCAGTCTACGCCAATCACGCAGCGGCGCCGCTTGGACAGTTCCGCGTATATGTGGGCGTCCTTTTCCTCCATGTCCTCGCCCAGCCGCGCCTGAGACGTCAGGTCGCCGCGCTCGGCGTCTTCAAGTATCCGCGCCAGCTTCGCCGGCGTCAGACCCCGGCTCGGATGATCGCCGAACTCCTGCGCAAGATAGCCGATGCGGGATGTTTGCGTCCCGGCGGTCAGCTCCGATGAACGGACAAGGTTTCCCAAGTGATCGTAAAGTGCCGCTACCATGCGCCGCCTCCCGCAATCGCAAAATCGCCGCCGCCGTCCCAAATTGAGTCCTTCGCCGGCGCGGGCGTGTAGTCGATTTCAGCGCGGTCGCGGCAGGACGCGTGCCACATCATCAAAAGCGCCACCGCCGCGTCGCCGTGCCGCCTTTCGCCCTTTTTCCCCTGCCCGGTGGTTTTAGGTATCCTGGGCGTTCCGCCGACTACCTGCACCGCCCGCAGGTCGTCTTTTACATCCGCGTCGCGTGGGATGATTATCGTCTTGTCTTCAAACGCTCGCTTGAAAGCCGGAAACTCATCCGCATACCATCTATCTGTAAGCATTACCTGCTCGACGCGCGAACGCCCAAACTTGTCAGCCGTCTCTTCCGCTATTTGCTGCCCGTTCCCGCGGCTGTCAAACGCCGCCTGCCAGCCCGTCAGACGGTCAAGGATGTACCAGATTATTTGCCTCTGCTGCGCAAACGGGATGTTCCGCAGCTCGACCAAAAAGCGCGTCCGCCGCGTAAGGTTCTGCTCCGTTTCGCCCACGGCAAGCACGGTCAGATCGCCCGACCGCGCAAAGTCTTCGCCGAAACTGTGCGTAAGTCCCGATTTCAAACCGCCCAGCCGGGGCAGCAGTTCATCACGGCACCAGCCTTCAATCTCGGACCGCCGCGCCGGTTCCGGATATTCCGCAAAACTGTCCGGCCGGGACAAACGCAATACCGGCGCATCTTCCATCCGCGATTCCACAAGCGCCCCCGGCAGATACGCCCCGGCGCTCTCGCGCGGCACTACGTCAAGCTCTTCTTCTGCGTCATCGCCGTAGAAGTCGTATACGTCCTTTACCCACGCCGCTTCGCCCGCCGCGTCCCACTCCGACCCCATGCGCAGACATACCCGGCGGTATAAACCCTCGTCCACCGCCTCCTGAAACGTGCATTTGAATACCGATCCCTTGCGCTTTTTGGCCTTTATGTCCTGTATAAGTTCGTTAAACGGATTGTTTACGCCGTCGTGCGTCGAGATTACACGCACCTTGCCGCCCCAGATCAGGAACGCCAGCGCCGCCTTCAAAAGTTCGTCCAGCTTGTCGTGAAACGCCGCTTCATCGATGACGCACACCCCCTGCTTTCCGCGCAGGTTCGCCGGGCGCGACGACAGCGCGACAATGCGCCGCCCCGAACCGGGAAACTTTATGGCGTAGGTTTTAATGTGACGGTCATCCCTGTCTTCATCCCACAACCCCTCTTCTATCGCGGACGCCGCCTGGTTGAACGCCCGCGACCACATCGCCGCCGCTTCCACATACTCAACCGCCATGTCCTGGTTGTACCCGATGTAGTAAACGTTCTGCCCGCCCTCGGCCGCCGCCGTCAGCACATCGTCGGCCGCTTCCGCCCAGGTCAGCCCGATACGCCGGGATTTCTCGGCGACTTTAAGCGCCGTCGCGTCCGCTATCCATGCCTGCTGATACGGCAAAAGCACGGGCGGCGCGGCTGCGCGGGCTGTCGATGGAAGAACCACAGGCGCTGACATAAATACTCCTGTTTTTAAACCAGATCATTAAATGGGCGGCCACACGGGGCCGCCCCTACCGATCACGACGCGATGCCGAGGATTTCGCGCCGTATGCTCTGTACCGTGTCCGCGCCAAGCCCGGCAGACTTGACCGCCTTTTCCACGCTGTCCGCCGCCCGGCGCAGCCTCTCTTCAATCTCCGACTGCCATTTCTTCTGCTGTATTGAAGCGCCGTTTAGCTTCGCTATCGCGAGCATGAGTTTTTCAAAGCCGACGTCGTCCGGGTTGAGTTCATTCATGCGTATGAGCAAATCGAACGCTTTTTCCTGTATAAGCGATATAAGCGCCGCACCCATCTTCCCGGCGTCGTCGCCAACGGCGTCCGTTATGGCTTTCGCCTGTTCAGTCGCCACTTTGAGCGCCCCTATACGGTCTTCGACCGCCTGGCCGTACCGGTGTACCCCAGACCGCGACAGCCTGATCTCGTAACCTGCGTCGGCCAAAAGCTCGTTTATTACGTCGGTGATCGCGTCGTAATCGCCGAAACCGCGGTCTATAAGCTCACGGTCAAGCCGCTCGCGTATCTCCGCCGGGAGCTGGGTTACTTTCGATCGCTGCATAGGTCACCAGTATTTCTGCGGACGCGCGATGCCGGGTGGACAATCAACCGTGTACTGCGCGACATCCGCGCCGTCCGCCGTAATCGTCGCGTGCCAGCACGGCTGGTTCCGATCCACCTTTACCAGTCCGCGATCCTGCAGGTAATACAGCTCGTGCTTTATCTCCATCGCCGTCACGCTCGTCGCCACCGGCGCAACCACCGTCAGCAGCAGCGACTCGGACGCGCCGATATGCCCGGCAGCTTCCAGCGCGGCCAGCAGGTTCCATCGCAGATGCTCGCGGTGAGCCTTTACCTGGTCAAACAGTTCTTCCGTCATTTTAACCTCTCCCTGATCCCGTCAATCTGCTTCGCCACTGCTTCAAGACGCGTGCTGACACCCGTCTCGTGCCGGATAAAGTCTTCTTTCGATATGAACCCGGCTGTGTCCAGCCGCTCCCAAAGCTTGTCCAGCTTCGCGTTGACCTTCAGGTCATTCCCTATAAAATCCTCGCGGCGCACGTAATGAAGCGGCAAATCCGCTCTCAGCGCCCTTACTTCGCTGAGAGCGGTTTCCATTTCCTTTAGCTTCGCGTCGTATTGAGCCTGCGACCGGGATATGACAAACCGCGTCGTCCCGATAATAAGAAGGCTCCATGCCGCCACAAGCCCCGCAAGAAACGTAATATGATCCCAGCTCATGCCCGTTCCTTACGCCGCTTTGTTCCAGACCGAGGCGTTCAGCATCTTCACCACGCCGTTTATCGCTTCGCCAAGCCCCTCATTAAACATGCCGGGATTCGCGATTTCCTTGTCCGCAACCGCGTTCTTAACGTCCAGCAGCGCGTTCATAGCCGCAACGACCTCGTTTTGCTTCTGCTGCCCGTTCTTGCCGCCCCTGACGACCTCCACCCCCGCCACGAGCGTCGGCAGATACTTCAATCCATTCGTTAATGCCGGTAGAAAATTCATAATTCAGATCTCCTTCAAGTTTGCTTCCGTTAGTCCCTGTATGTGTCTTTTCCGGATTTTGTCCGTGATCTCAAACATCGTTATTACGCCGTCGTGATCCGTATCAAACCCGGAGTTTTGCCTGTACGCCAGCGTCCCATCGGTAAAAACCGCCTCGCCCGCGCACTTGCCGACGTACTTTGGCATAAGGATCGCCATGTACATGTCTTCAAGCGATTTGACGCGGACGGCATACGGCTGGAAATACCTGACAACGTAACGCATCTGCTCCGATACCGTCATATTCGCAAGCTCCGCCGTCGTAGTGCCAAGCTCACGCGCCGTTGACTCGATGATCTGTATAAGCCCGGTCGCCCCGGAAGAGTCGTTCCGGATATTTGTGCGAAACGTCCCGCCCGTCTCGAACGCGATGCAGGTCATAAGCCAAGACGCGTGCGTCATAACCGGCCAGCGTAATTCCAGACACGCGCCCAGTACGGCGACTATGAAATCAAGATTGACTTTGTTTCCCCACGCCAGTTTTATGCGGTTCTCCGTATTCATGCTCCCTCCAGTGCATTGTCGTACGGTGAGATTGTCGGCTTTTTTGGGGAAGGCATCCAACCGGAAGGAGTTCCGGGTAATAAAAAAGGGCGCCTTTGTCGGGCGCCCCATGCGGGAGTTAATGTTATTGTAAAAACGCGGCATGTCAATCTTCAAACAGCTTTCGCTGGCCGGGCGCGGGGCGTCCGTTAAGCACGCGGCGCACATACCGCTCCGTCGTGCGCAGCGTCGCCGCGATGGCGCGGCCTGACAGGTCAGGGCGGTTGCGGAACAGCGCGATTATCGCACGCCGCTTGTTCGCCAGAGACGACGCCAGCGGTACGTCGCGCAGTTCCATCCCTCCGCGATTGCCGACCAGCGATATGAACGCGTCCATGCCTATCAGCCGCGCAAGCGGGTGTTCCGGAATGGCATTCTTAGGCACATACACGCACCGCCCGCCATAGAACGTCGATATCTTCAGCGCCGCTTCCCGCCCGATAATTGACGCAAGCTCCACCAGCGATGTCGGCCAGCCGTTATACTCACGCCCCGGTTCCTGCTCAATCGTCATCGCAGCGCCCACCCTTCGCGCTTGCCCTGCTTTATCAGCGCGACGATTACCGACTGCACCTGCTCGCCGTCAAGCCACTCGACTTTATCTATTTTGTACATCCGCTTCGCTATCGAGTCGGCATATGACCACGCCTTCTTACCCACCGTCAAAAGCGCGCCTATTTTCGATAGCTGCCGGTGATGCATCGAACCTTTAAGCGCCTTCGGCTTGATTTTCGAGACATACCCGCACCGCTCGAAATGCCGCATCAGCTCCATCAACCCCGCGTCATTAAGCTCCGCCGAGCTGCCGACATGAAACGAACCCAGCACCGCGCGGTACGTGTCATCGTCCATCCCAAGCTGCTTTTTCGCTATATGCACCGCCGCCAGCAGCCTGCGGCGGCGCTCAGGCATCGCCTTTTGATACGCCTTTTTAGCCATCGTTAAGCCTCCTTTAACTCAAGGCGCAGCGGGCGCGTCAACTGTTCCGCCCGCGCCTTCATCTCCGCGACGCATACGCCGCAGACCGATAAACGCCGGCTGTCGTCATAACCAGACTGTGGAAACTCCATTAAATTCTTTGCTTCCCCGCACCTCAGACACTTCCTGGTTCTTTCCATTGCCGTCTCCCTTGTTTTCTATCAGTTTGGCCGTTTGCGCTTCCAATTCTTTTATCCGGTCGGTAAGCGCTAAAACCTTATCGTTGTAATGCCTTTTCAAACCTTCGTTCAGGTTGACCGTCGCACGTAATTCCATTATGTAGCGATCGTATGCCTGGCAAAGTTCCCGCGCCGCAAGGAAAACGGACAGTTCCTCGCGAAGGTCAAGAGATCTCATTTTTTTTCCAAGGTCGCGGGAAAAGTCGCAGAATTTCGCGTGGACGACCAAAGCCGGCACGCTTTCCGCACATACCGCCTTATACGCCTTAATCAGACAGTGCCAGAGGACATCCCAGTCAAACCGGTCAAGTTCGTGAAGCTCATCATTCCAGCTTTCCATGAGCGCGACATAGCTCGCGCTTTTCCTTTCTATGCTGGAAAAATGCTTCAAGAAATAATGTTTAAAACTCAAAAGTTTCATATTCTCATCGCTCTGAAGCGCGGTGAAAACAAGGTCGGGAAAGTCGCAAGAGCCGCCTGCTCCCGCGCCGCCAGCCTGCCAAATGGCAAGGGCGTATCTGAAAAAATCGTACGTGCTGAATTGCCTAAGCAAATCGTCGGCGCGGCTCATGTAATGAAACTTGTCGCGGGTTATCGCCTCCTCGTTTAACTCCGTGCTTTCCAAATACCGCTCCCAAAGCTCGGCGGGCACAATCTCATAAAACGCGCTCTCCTCTTCGCCCCCGGCTATCTCGCGCAGCGTTTCATATACGCTGTCCGGCGTCATGTAATTCTCAACGGATGGCGCATACGGGTCAGCCGCGTCATAATTCCGTCCAAATATGGTCAGTTCGTTCATGCCCCGCCTCCTTTTGTCCATCCGCGGCTTCGACAATGCTTCCGCGCAAAAGCCGCCCGCTTACGCCTCATCTCCATCTTCTTAAAACCCGCTTCAAGAGCCTGTAAAGGCTGTATCCATAAGCTCAACGGCCACCACGCCCCGCTCCCACAGTGCGGGCATGTATGCTGCTCCCCGGCATTCAGCGTCCCGCCGTCGTATATCGATTCGCAGTCCAGGCAAAAAATCGCTTTCTGCAGCTTCATGTCCACCCCCTATAAGGCGGCGACATCCAGCGGTATCTGCCGATACGCGCCGTCATCGCCACGCTCGTAAAACCTCAAATACTGCTTGCTGCCCGTTATCTGCACGCTGTCCGTGATTGCCTGCATCGCCTTCTGCCAATCCGGATCTTCAATCTCCAGCCGCCGCAGCCCAAGCACCCGCGCCGTGTTCACCTTGCCCGTTTTATCAACCTGGAAAGCGTCGTTGACCAGCACGCGTATCTCATTGCGCGACCCTTCGCTCCACCTGCCGATACACTCCCCGATGATGTCACGCGCTATCTGCAGGCGCTCGTCAAAGTAAATGTTATCGTCCATCGCTATCACCAGCCGGTACGTGCCGTCAAAGGTCGAAAGCGTGAAATTGCCCTTCTTTCCGCCCCATGTTTTGCCGTACTTCCCGGCGGATATGTCGACAAACGTCATTACGTCGTCGCGTATGCGCTTTTTGAACGCCCCAAGCTGGTCGCGCATCTTCAGCGCCTCCGTCATGATCCCTTTAACCGTCTGGTCGCGCAGCTTGTCTATCTCCGGCACAAGCGCCATCGGTATGAGCCGCCCCATTGCGTCCTTCATGTATTCTTCGCTCACAATCGCCACCTCGTAATTCGTAATTGTTTAATTCCCATGCCGGGGATTCCGCTCGCAGTCACGGCACCCTTTCCACAGCCTTACCCGCTGGTGGTTCGTCGGCCGGAACGCCCGCGCCCGGTTCTCTATGCAGTGCGCCAGCGCAATCCGCCCCATCACCGGGCAGTCAACCTCAGCCCCGCCGTATTCCGCGTCGACACGCTCCAGCACCGCGTCCGTATTGCCCGCGTAAACGCCCTTCAACACCTGATTAATCGCCGCCGCGGACCGTCCTATCGTCCGCGCTACCTGCGCCTGGCTCGACCCCGCCACCGCCTCGCGCAGCAGCCCCGTAAGCCTTTCCCTCTCCCTGTTTGTCATGGCGTCACCTCGCCAAACACACGGTCAAGATTCGGGTCGTATACCGTCCCGTTCTTCCGTACCACCTGCGGCGGCTTCGGCCCCGTATTCATATGCCTGTTCAGCGCGTAACGCCCACACCCCAGCTTCCGCAAATACCCGGCGTTGTACAGGTTCAGGATGTACCAATTCGCCGCCGTCTCCGGCACGTGTACAGCCTCGGTCGATGCAGTAAAAGCCAACTCCAGCCGCGTGAAACTCTTCAAAATCCTCATCGACCGCCACATCTGTTCCACCCCAAGCCCGTCCGTCACCAAACGGCCTGACGCCTGTACGCGGGGAGCCTCCACGCCCGTATCCCGCACGAACTTGTAATGCGTCGTCTGCCCCGGTTCATGCCCGCGCGCGCGCAGATACCCCGCATTCGTCAGGCCGGTTAAATAATGCTTTGTCCTCTGGTACGGCACATCCGCCCTGTCCGCCACATCCCGTGCCGTGAACGGATACGGCGATTCAGCGCCGAGCGCCCGCGCCGCGTCCCATATCGCCTGGTTGGATTTCGGATGCCGCCCCATTACCCGATCCTCCTTACCGGAGCCTCGCCCGTGTAAAACACACGATCGCCCCACTCCGCAAGCCCGATGCTTTTCAGCCCGGCCTTCGCCGCCGCCGAACGCGCGTGTTCCAGATTCACGCATATCCGCCGCGCCGAACCGTGCGCAAGCTCGTGTATCTTCCTTAACAAATCCTCCTGCACCGTCATCCCGGCGCAGTAGAGCCGCGCCAGATGCCGCGCGTCTTCCAGATCGGCCGGCTGCGCCGGTACAAAATCCAATATCCGCCCGTGAAACCGCTCCCATTTCTCCAGCTTCTTTGGCAGGCGTTCCTCCCCTATCAGCAATATCGCCGCCCCGCTTCCTTCATATATGTCACGGATAAGTTCCACCGCCGACTTGTCAACCAGATGATCCATCTCATCCACAATCAGCGGACGCCCCGACTTCGCAAGCTGCTCGCACACAGCATCGGCCATCTCGTATATCCGCCCGCCCTTCGCCGCCTCGATGCCCATCTCATGCAGCATCGCCAATAAAACCGCCCGACGCGTCCACGTCGATCGGCACTCCACGTAGTACGCCCGCGTCCGGTTCGCCGCAAAAGCCGCCGCCGTGCTCTTGCCGTACCCGCTCGGCCCGTAAAACACCGCCATCCCCGGCAGATGCGCCGCCCTGCCCGCCGCGTCGTCTAAAGCCGCCGCGCAAAGCTTGACGTTCTTCAGAGGCGCGACCGTCAGCGGTTCATCCTGATTGAATTTGCTTTGAATTTGCTTCTGTGGCATGATAGGTGCTCCTTTGTAAAAATGCCCCTTTTAAAGGGCTGTTTTGCCCCGCGTATTTGCCTGCGCGGGGCTTTTATTTATGACTCATCGGCTGATGCCGGAAATCCCCTGGTCGGCGGATCGCTCTTTTTATACTCTTTCACCCATGCGCCCTCGCTTCCGCGTGCGAGCGCTAACAGATACCGGTCGGCTGCTTTTTGGTCGCACTCATATGTGTTCACCAGCGCCGCATTCAGCCGCTCCGGTTCCGTGAGCCTGATTCTCCGGAACAACCGCTCCAGCGCTTCCGCGCGTGCCATCCATTTGTCCCGGCTGAGGGTCATCTCCAAAAGCTCATCCGCCTTGTCAAAGTAATCCTGCTCCGCCCTTTCGGACATCGCCTTCCACTCGTCGCATTCGTCCAGCAGTTCGTAGTATGCGTCCAGCAGCTTCTGCAAGACCTCCATCAACGGACACTCCTCAGATGCCTTGGACTCGCATGTGTTGTTTTCATGGTTCCTGCGCAGCTCGTTCAGTTCGTTCTTATCCATCGCCCGCCTCCTTAAGCTGAACGCTCCGCGTAAAATGCCCGTTCCAATGCCGTAAACGCGGCTTTCCGCGCCGCCCTTAAGTCCCTGTCCGCATTTTCACGCTTAATTAATTCGGCCTTTGCCGCTTTATACGCAGCCCGCGCCGCCTTCAATGCACTCGTTCCCTTGTCCGATTCTGCCTTTGCCTTGTCTAATGCCGCCGCCGCCTCTTTATAATTCATGATCGCCTCCTTCCAAGGTCGCGCCGTCTCTGAGTTGGTAGAATTTTTCGCCTCTGCTTTTTGCGCGCATGACGTTCCTGACTGCCCACGCGGCGTCTTCCAGTGTTGTGTATTCGGCGAAACAGGGAGCGCCACCTGGCCCGCTTGACACCAAAATTGACCATGTTTTTTTATATGGGAGACGACTTTTGCAAACGACCAGATTCACGAATGGGTTGATTAAATCTACTACCCTGTTTCCATTCTGACTTATTAATAGCATCTCTCTATCTCCTTTGTTTAACGCCCCTTAAAACCACCTTTTACCCGAAAGCCGCTTTAACCGTCTGCTCCTGACTTGTTTCCTCCGCGCCCGCGTAAAGCCTGCGTTTCATTTCCTCCGTCTCGGCCGATATTTTCCACTCCGAAGAATCCGGATAAGCCTTATAAAACATAAGGAAATGCTCCGGGATTTCGCCGCCGGCCTTTATCTTTTCATCCAACTCCTTCCACTTGTCCCAGCGTTTGAACATATCCGTCGGAATCTTTTCCGCTTCCGCCGCCGCTTTCTTTTCCGCTTCCGCGGCCTCCAACTTGGCCGCCCCCTCCTCTATCATCCGCTGTATCCGCGGCTCAGGCGTCACGTCAAACACCCCGGACCCGCGCCGCTCCGCTTCAATATCTTCAATCTGCCGTTCTTTCCGCTTGCGCCGCGCGTCGGCGCGCTTATCCTTCGCCGCCTGTCTCGCGGTGACAGGGAAGTAGCTGTGCCGGTTGCCTTGGAACTTCGCCTTGGCAAGCAGCCTGCCCTCTAAATCACGCACCCAGACGTATTCCCCATCCTGTTGCTCATACTCAACCAGCACATCCCGCCCGTGATATTCCTCCAGCGCTTTTGAAAAGTAGGTGCTGCTCAAAATCTTCACTTCGCCTTTCAACGTCACTCGCGGTACGCGCGGACGCCATGCGTCCTCAAGGTCCTGTTCCGAAACCCGCATCGGTTCCCAGCCGTTCCGCACCCATACCTGCCACGCTTCATTCGGCGTCATGTGCCGCCGTCGCCCGGATTCGTCTGTAATCTTCGGGAGTTGGCTGTGCGGCCGGTTGTTGTAGTCGTCTATCGCCTGTTGGCAGAACGCCAGAAAATCCACCCAGGATATCAGCAGTGGAGATACGCCCTTCTCGCGGATGTCTTTTTCAATTTTCAGGCTTATCTTGCGAAGCGCCCCTTTGTCCATGTCGCGCCCGCAATAGGACGGCAGCCACTTCGCGGCTCGTATCCAGAGCGTCTTCTGCAGAATCTCAATCGCCCCGCGCGACCACGGCCGGCCGGGACGCCCGGTCTTAAACGTGACGCCAATCCGATCGTACCGCCCATTGGCTGAATCCGAGTTCACCTTCGCTTTATTCCCGGAACCCCGGTCGGTGTAAAAAATGTCCGGAACTCCCTCGTTCTTTATTGTGCATTCCAGCGCAAACGCCACGGTTTCCGCCGATTCCGCCACCCCGACGCTCCATCCGGTCACCCGTCGCGTACCCAAATCCAGAACGGCGCAAACTTCAGGCTGGAACGGCCGCCCATGATCGGGATGCGCCACCTTCGCCTTGAACGTGTGTCCGTCGCACGTCACCACCTCCAGCGGCTCGTAACCCTCCGTATCCCGCCTCGTGTGCGTCTTGACCTTCTGTAATGCGCCGCCCGTCCGCCGCCCTTTCTCGCGCGACACAGCCCCCATGCGGTACAGCAGCCGGCGGCACTGCCCCACGCTCGGCACCGGCGCATCCGGATACGCCCGCGCCATTGCTTCAAGAGCCTGCGGTATCGACGGCTTCTGCGGCCGCTGGTAAAAATCCAGAAAATATGCCGCCCACGCCGGTTTCTCCGCGCGCTTCTGCGGAACGCGAGGAACCAGCGCGCCCTTCACCCGCCCCCTGTACCATTTGCGCAGCGTTCCCGGCGACACCCCACGCTTCGAACTCCACCGGGCGTTCGCTCTCGGAACCAGCGCCTGTAAGTGCGCCGGCAGCCTGCCCGCCCGCGCCGCCTGATTCACATAAGCCAGGGCGCGCCGCTTCGTCCAACCCTTCCCTATTAATAACTCCCTGTCTATATATGCCAGTAGGGCGGACCGCGCGTCCCGGGTTTGCCGCTGACTATCCGTAAGCGGCGCAAGCGCATTCGTTCCATCTGTGACCGCGGGAACACCCGATTTAATAACGGCCGGTAAACCTGACGTTTCCGCCTTAGCAGAATGCGCAGATACGGTCTGAACGCATCCCATAGCCGACTGAACGCCGCCCGGTACACATCCAACGCCATCCCTGCCGCTTTGCGGACTGCTGCCCTGTATGCATCCAATATCTTCTCTACCGCTTTCTGGTAATCCTCTTCTGGCTGAATTCTCATTATTAATGTTCTCCGCCCGGCGGATGGCTCGCTGTCTGTCAACCGGCAGACCGTCAACCAGATAAAGGCGCGTCATACCGCCTTTGCCCTTGCCGCGAACTTCGATGTACGGCCAATGTTGGCGTTGGGCGCGATGGGCAACCGCAGTCCTATCCATACCTGTAATTTTGGCTATCTGCCGTGCCGTCAGCATTTTCATCTAGCACCCCTACTCCGCGCCTTGAAAACGGGCAATTCGGGAAATGCTCGTTGGAGCTTATATAAAGTTCTATCTGTGGGGCGACCTTGTCCATTTTCAATACGATGAATAGTTCCTACGCCAAGGTTGGCAGAACGAGCCATTTCCGCAATCGTCATGTCGTGTTCCAGTCTAAACTGTTTCACCATTTCAAAAATTTCCATACAAAGGAAAGATAACTGTTAGATGTTGCCTTGTCAAGGAAAATATGGAATAATTGGAATATTTTACTTTAACAAGGAAATGTTTTATATAAGGTATTTATATGCGACTTTGCGAATGGATTCAGGGAAAGCTATCTGGACGAGGGACACAGGCACATTTTGCCCGAAAATCTGGCATATCGTCGGGAACGGTCAGCAAGTGGGCGCAAGGAGAAATGGACAGGGCGCCAAATTTTGAGAACTGTTTACGTATTGCGTCATATTTTCAGGTTCCGCCGGAGCAAATATTTGAAATGGCTGAACGTCCGGAATACGGTAAGCTCTTTAGCGAGTTATTGCCGAGTAGATTGGATTATCTCCAAGAACCCACGCCTATACAAGAAGACCTGTTTAAGGCAATCCAGAGATTGACAACTCTATATGCTTTGAATCCGCGCGGATTCCGAAGTGTCTACAGAACTATGGATGATTGGCTAGATGAAGAAGTCCACGAGTCGCCAGCCGACTACGGCGCGGATGAGCCGCCGGCGTTATCCCAAGTGATATTCTACGATGATATCGCGGCTGGCCACCCCACTGCTGCGGAACCGCCGCTGAATATGTATATCGAAATCCCTCACGCGAAGGTAAAGCCGGGCTGGTACGCGCTGCGTGTATCGGGCGACAGCATGGAGCCGGAATACCGG